AGACCAAGGTCAGCATGCTAACCGAGAGGATCAACGGCAAATTCAAGAACGTGCGCTTCCGACTTTTCCAAGAGCAGATCAACGGAGGCATCAAGGAAGACTGCGAGGTCATGATCCCGTCAGAGGACGGCAACCTGGTACCCTTCACCTTTGCGAACAACGCAGGCAGGATCAACGCCGGACTTGAAATCATTAACACGCTTTCGCACCACTGGAACATTGAAATGCCGGTCTTTATTGACAACGCAGAGGGCGTGACAAGGCTTCTGCAGATGGACACCCAGGTAATCAGGCTGGTAGTTTCAGAGCCGGACAAGCAGCTCCGGATGGAACTCGGAGTTTAAGGAGGAGAAACCATGAGGAAAAACCCGTTCAAGAGAAACAAGCCGTACAGCTCATACCTTCGCAAAATCGTGACCCTGGCCAAAGAAGGCAAGATCATGGAAAGCAGGGACGAAATGCTGAAGGCCGAGACATTCTACTTCAACAGAATCCAGACGGCAATAACACCATTTCCGACAGACGACACCGCCCTGGTGGTGGTAATGCTCCGCCACATAGCGGACAAGCTCGAACAGAGCACCCCGGAGACAAAACGAAACGCAGAACACGTTCAGGCGAACTTCGTACCCATGGACGTGAAGATAAACTTTAAAAACAAGGAGGTCAAATAAGATGGCAACAACACAGAAACCGGCGACAACCACGCCAGCAAAAGACAACGAGATAGCAAAGACGGATCAGAACCAGAGCCTCGCCATGAGCGAGAAATTCACCAACCACGTACTCCGCGAATTCGGAAGCAACGTGGCCGGAGCGCTGCAGGTAACAGACTACCAGAGGCAGCTGATACAAGGATACTTCATCGTCATAGACAGGGCGCTGAAAGCAGCGGAGGACGAGCGGCTGCGCAAGAACGCCAGCAACAGCGACCACAAATGGGACAACGACCTGCCGGTCAATTGGAACACGGTCAACTTGAACGACCTCGCCCTCGACCTGGTGCACTACGCCAGAATGGGACTGGACATGATGCAGGACAACATGCTCTTCCCGATCCCCTTCAAGAACAACAAGAAGAACCACTACGACGTCACCCTGATGGAGGGCTACAACGGAATCCGCTACATTGCGGAGAAATACGCAGTCGAGGTGCCGACGGCGGTAACGGTCGAAGTAGTCTACAGCAGCGACAACTTCCGCCCCATCAAAAAGGGCAAAGAGACCCGCGTGGAGAGCTACGAATTCGAGATAACAAACGCCTTTGACAGAGGGACCATAGTCGGCGGCTTCGCATACCTCGAGTTTGCGGACCCGACCAAGAACGAGCTCATCATCATGTCGATGAAGGACGTCGAGAAGCGCAAGCCACAGTACGCCAGCGCAAACTTCTGGGGAGGCAAGAAGAAGGAAAAGATAGACGGCAAATGGCAGGAGGTCGAAGTCGAAGGCTGGCTGGACGAGATGGTACGCAAGACGCTTATTCGCGAAGCATTCAGCGCCAAGCACCTACCCCGCGACCCGAAGAAGATAGACGACGCCTACCAGTACGCGAAGCTCAGAGAAGCGCGCTACGCAGAGATTGAAGCTCAAAACGAAATCGACGGCAACGCCAACACCATCCTGATCGACACACCACAACCGGCGCAGCTGCCCGAAAGAACCGTAGATATGAGCACCGGAGAGGTTATCGACTTCACGGACGAAGCTCCGACCACAACGCAGGTAAAGAACAAGCAGGCGCCCGCTAACACAGCCAAAGCGGAGCAGATAGAACTCGCACCGCCGACGTTTTAATGGACATAAAAGTATTCGCATCCGGCAGCAGCGGAAACGCCTACCTCGTAAGCGACGAGAAGACGACCCTGCTGCTGGACGCGGGGATACCCCTGCGGGAGATACAAGTCGCCTGTGGTTTCAGAGTGCGCGAGATAGATGGCTGTTTGATCACGCACGCCCACAAAGACCACAGTAAGGCCGCAGAAGGGCTGGCAAGGCTCGGAGTAGACATATACACCAGCGCAGGAACAATCGAAGCGTGTGGCCTCACAGGGCACCGCATACAGACGGTAAAAGCGCTGGAGAGTATAACCATAGGAACATTCAAGGTGCTACCGTTTGACGTTCAGCACGACGCCCCGGAGCCGCTGGGCTTTTTATTGGAGAGCACGGCCAACGGAGAACGGCTGCTTTATTTTACAGACACCTACTACATCAAGTACCGGTTCGACCGCCTGACCTACATCATGGCGGAGTGCAACTACAGCAAGGAGGCGCTGCTTAAAAGTATAGAGGCCGGATACGTCCCCATAGAACTGGTACCGAGATTAGTAAAGAGCCACATGAGTTTAGAACACTTTATCGAAATGCTAAAAGCGAACGACCTGACCGACGTCAGGCAGATATACCTCCTCCACCTTTCCGACAACAACAGCGACGCGGAACACTTCAGGGAGGAAGTACGAAGGGCGACCGGAGCGGAGGTCTACGTTTGCTAACAGGAGGTGAAGAAATACATGGCAAGAACAAGGAGCATAAAACCCGGATTTTTCGACAACGAAGTCCTCGGCGGTCTTCCACCGCTTACACGCCTTCTGTTCATCGGATTATGGTGCATAGCGGACCGCGAAGGTCGGCTCGAGGATAGACCCAAGAGGATAAAGAAGACACTGCTCGGATACGACGACGTCAGCACAAGCGAAGTCAGCGAGATGCTGCAGGCCCTGCACGATACAGGCTTTATCATCAGGTACACGGTCGACGGCGAGGAATACATACAGGTGGTGAACTTCGCGAAACACCAGAACCCGCACGTGAAGGAGAAGCCAAGCGAAATACCGGCGCCGCCGGAGTTTCTAACCAGCTGCACCAGCGAGAAAATCGACTACGATACCGACGATGATGACGACGAAAACGACGAGCACCAGACAAGCCCGGTGCAAGCACCAGACAAGTACGAGGAAAGCACAGTTCTTTCCTCGCCTATTACTGGTACCCTATTACCTATTACCTTTTACCTATATCCCTATACACCGTTAACGCCAAAAGGCGAAACGCGGACTGGATAGGAATCAATTTTATTACAACGCTTTTCAAATGAGGCGGAGGAAGGAGGAAACATACATGGCGAACAACAGCCTAAAAGAAATCGGTCGAATAGGCCAAAAGAGATACGGCGGCTTTTTCTATGAGGAGTTTCTAAAAGAGCTTCAGGGAAGAAAAGGCATAAACGTCTACAAGGAGATGAGCGAGAACGACGACGTCATAGGCGCCATAATTTACGCCATCGAAATGCTCATCCGGCAAGCCTCATGGAGCGTGCAACCGGCAGGGCTTACACCAAAGGACGAGGAAGCAGTCGATTTTATTTATTCGTGCATGGACGACATGCAGGAGACATGGACAGACACCATATCGGAAATTTTATCATTTTTGACATTCGGATGGAGCGCCCACGAGATCGTCTACAAGAGAAGGAGCGGCAAGAACCGCGACCAAAGACTAAACAGCAAATACGACGACGGGCTGATCGGCTGGATGAAGCTTCCCATTAGATCGCAGGAGACCCTGTGGGAATGGATATACGACGGCAGCGACAACTTAACCGGCATGATCCAGACAGCGCCCCCGAGCTTCGAGACCATCGAGCTCCCGATAGAGAAACTGCTGCTTTTCAGAACCAAGAGCCGAAAAGGAAACCCGGAAGGCCGGAGCATTCTCCGGAACGCATACAGACCCTGGTACTTCAAACGCAGGATACAAGAAATCGAAGGAATCGGTGTCGAGCGTGACCTTGCAGGCTTCCCCGTTTTAACAGCCCCGGAAGGAATGAACATCTGGGACGAGGACGATCCGGACATGGGACCGATAAGAGTAGCCGCAGACAAGATCGTGCAAAACATAAGACGAGACAGCCTGGAAGGACTATCAATGCCAAGCGGCTGGAAGCTGGAGCTTTTAAGTACCGGAGGACGGCGACAGTTTGACACCAACGCCATAATCGAAAGATACGACACCAGGATAGCAATGACCGTCCTGGCGGACTTCGTTCTTCTCGGCCACCAGACCGTCGGCAGCTTTGCACTTTCAAGCGATAAGACGAAATTATTCGCAATGGCCGTCGGAGCATACCTCGACATCATCTGCGAAACATTCAACAACAAGGCGATCCCGGCACTCATCGACCTAAACGGAGACCACTTCAATGGCATAACCGGCTACCCGACACTTGAACACGGGGACATCGAAGACGCAGACACCGAGAAGCTGGCCGCGTTTATCCGCGACATGACCGGAGGAGGCGTAATCATACCGGACGACGCCATCGAGGACTACGTCAGAGAAGCAGGCGGACTGCCTGAACGTTTGGAGGACAACGACAGCAAGCGGAACATGATGCCGACAAGAATGCCGTATCAGCCAAGCAGCTACGTGAACCCCGGCAAGGACGATGACGAAGAAGACGACCCGGTCGTTATTGAGGAGGCCAAGCGACGACTGGGGAGGGATGAATAATGGCTTTGAAATTTAACCAGGCAGCAGCCCGGCAAAGGATCGCCAAGAAAAAGAAGAAAATACCCCAGGCCGGAAAGGTAGTCCTCGACCAGCTGAACAGCTTCATCGAAGCAGGGCAGGCAGAACCGACCTTCTGGCTTGCGCGAATCTGGGAAGACCAGCAGAACGCAATCACATACAAGGAGCTGCGGGAAGCAATCCTGAACGGCCACATGGACGAGGCCACGCTGCAGGCATGGCAAAACGACTACGCCACGTTTGTAAACGAAACCCTAAAGCCGTTATGGTTAGACAGCATGAACCAGGCGGCAGCGAACGTCGCAGCCAAATACCCGGTTTACTTCTTCGACCCGATGGAGCAAGGCGTCCGCAGCTGGATAAACACCCACGGCAGCGAATGGGTAACCCTTGTAAGCAACGAACAGCGGGAAGCGATAAACACTCTGCTGCACAGAAGCTACAGCGGAGACTGGTCAGTAGATGAGCTTTCGAGAGCCATAAGGCCGACCATCGGACTGAACAAGATGCAGAGCATGGCCACCATGAATTATTACAAGCATGTCAAGGAGACGCTGCAGAAGAACAACCCGACAATGAAAGAGGCAACCGCCGCAAAGTACGCAAGAGAGGCGTCTCATAAATACGCCGGGAAGCTCCACCGGCAGAGAGCATACACCATAGCCACGACGGAAATGGCGTTTGCTTATAACAAAGGAGCTGACGAAGGTATCCGACAGGCCCAGCAGCAAGGACTGATGGGAACCACCAAGAAGATATGGAGCACCGCAGCTGACGAGCGCGTCTGCGAAATATGCGGAGCGCTTGAAGGACAAACCATAGACATGGACGGAGACTTCAACTTCAAGGGCAAAACCCTTTATTCAGGACAGAAGCGGACGCCACCGGCACACCCGCGCTGCAGATGCGCCGTAGCTTACGAGGAAATAAGCCCGCCGCAGATACCCTACGACCAACAGCAAGCAATGACGGCACCGGAGCCGCAGCCATGGTCACCGACAGACAGCACAGCGATGACGACCATCCCGGAACCGGACCAGCCGACAATAGCAGAAGCATACAGCATGCCCGGAGGACTTTCACACAAAGGACCGGCCAACCTTGGAGGAACCGGAGAGATGCATGCATATACTGATAGCACCGGCCAGCAGTGGTTATTCAAGCCAGGGCAAAACAAGAGCGGAGGCGTGGAGCCTTTCAGGGCATACGTCCAGGAAGGCGCCTACAAAGTACAGAACATCATCGACCCCGAGAGCGCAGTCGAGGTAAGCGTCGGAACCGTAGACGGGAAATTCGGAGCCATGCAAAAGAGAATCAACACCATAGACGGTCAAGACCTCAAAGCGTGGCAGAACACCCTCGACCAGCTGCCGGAAGGAATGATACAGCAGCTGCAGAGAGAGAACGTCACAGACTGGCTACTGGCCAACTTCGACAGCCACGGCGGAAACTTCGTCGTAGACGATGCAGGAAGGCTCATAGGCGTAGACAAAGAACAGGCGTTTAAGTACATCAAGAACCCAAGCAGCAAGGCCATGACTTACACCTTCCACCCGAATGCCAGCTACGGAGAGACGGAGCCGATATACAACACAATGTACCGCAGGTTTGCCAAAGGCGAGATAGACATCGACCTGCAGGACACCCTCGCATACATTAAGCGAGCGGAGGCAATCCCAGATGCCCAATACCGGGAGATTTTCAGGGACTACGCAGAAGGGCTATACGGCAAAGGCAAAGAAGCGGAGGCGCTGCTCGATACGATCCTGGAACGAAAGACAACACTCCGGGAGACATACCGAACCTTTTATTCAGAATTGCTGACAGAGAGAACCGGCACGAAGCAGGGCTTCATCTGGGCAGATGAGGCAGCAGCACACATGCAGCAGCCGATCGCAGCCGTTCAGATTTCACCGAGCACCCTCAAGCAAATGAATACCACG